GACAACTTCTCTATTGCCATTCTAAAGATAGTTAGTTCTGAAAAATTCCACAACGTCTATACTTATTCCATGAATAATAAGAGTTGGCCAGTAGCCGTTAAGAAGGTTAGAGAACTGCTTAGGAAATTCAACATCGTACGCATAGCTGTAGATGCTGGAGGTGGTGGTACTACAGTTGAAGATTTGCTGCATGAAGATGCATTTATGGAGCCAGGTGACCAGAAGATTTGGCGATACAATGATGATGAGGAAAAGCGATATGCCGGCGCGCACATACTAGATGTAGTCAACTTTGCTCCAACGTGGATTTCAGAAGCTAACTATTCTCTTGCGGCAGATATTGAACATCGTCGTTGTCTATTTCCATACAGAGGACTTGGTAGTGAAGGAACACCTGAGGCCGAAGAAGTGTGGGCGGAAATTGAGGAGCAAAAAGACGAGTTGTGCAAGATTGTCGTAACTGCAACAAAGACTGGCGTTCAGCACTTTGATGTGCCAGACTTGCCAACCTCCCAACAAGGCACGTTGAGTAGTAATCAGCGCAAGGACCGTTATTCAGCACTATTGCTTGCCGCACACGCTGCGCGCACGTATGTTACGGATAACACAATAAAGAATGTCATTCCTTCTTACGGTGGGTGGCTAGACTACCTGTAATGGGGTATACTACGATATGATTGGTGATTATATCGTGGAGGAATCATGGATAATACAATAGACCTCAGCACTCCAGAAGTTACAGGAATGAAGAAGGAAGCTCTAGCTGCTTTGGAAAGGTCCATCGCCGGAGCTTACGACGTAAACATGGAGCTTGAAAAGGCTTATACAGAAGAAAGAGCTTACGCCTCAAGTTATGATATTCAGAAGAGAGGTTATCACTATCCTGGTGACACAAATAGCTTCTCTCCATATGGATTTTTAGGCAGCGATTATTTCTTCGGAAATACGAGAACCAAAGATGTAGCAGACCCAATGATGGGTGCTTTTGGTCTTGGCGGCCTGGATAGTATAGGTCTATATAACGCCGGTGCTTACGGCGGCAACGGGTCTATGACAAATATGGGCTCGCATATAACGCGTGCGGCCAAGATGAAAATGGCCCTCTGTGTCCAAGCATACAAGGGTTTCGGAGTAGCTAAGAACGTAATCGACTTAATGGCAAACTTCGCCGCCGAGGGTTTGAAGGTTTATCATCCTCGTCCAGCCATTCAGAAGTTCTACCAGAGCTGGATGGAGCATGTGGACCTACGCGGGCGTGTGAAGGACATACTGCGCTATTATTACAAGTACGGTAACGTATTTATTTACACAACGTACGGTATTATTGATGCGGCCACCTATCTTGCTATGAAGACGGCAAAGGCTGCACTGTCTGTAACTCTTGCAGATAATAACGACCCTGCACAACCAGAGCGTCAGAAGAAGATTGATGAAGAGAAGGCAAAGACAGAAAAGTCTCGCCAGATTCCTTGGCGTTATACTCTCCTAAATCCATTCCAGATGGACGCTATCGGAGACAAGTTCTTTGGAACTACTCGTTGGGTCTTCGTTATGGACGAGAGAACTTATAACACTACTCAGCTTCCTAAGTATGAGACAGAGGACTATCTGGACGACACAGAAGTCAATCTTCCTCCAGAGTTTAAGGATTTAACGGCCAACAAGGAAACTTCTGCAGCAGACGCTAGAATTGTAGAGTTGCGCCAAGAAAATCTATGGACTATGCATTACATGAAGGACGACCACGAGGAGTGGGCCGACCCAATGTTGTGGCCTGTCATGGCGGATATTTTTTACAAAAACAAACTACGCCAAAGCGATATCTCGGTATGCAATAGCATCATCAAGGCCATCACTATATTCAAACTAGGAGATTACAAGAACGGATTTATTCCTGGCGCAGAATACATGAGGAAGTTCGCTGAGCTTCTACGTACTCCAACAGAGGCTATGACTCTTGTTTGGAACGATGCAATAACTATTGACCACAGCTATCCTCCTACAGAAAAGCTTCTTTCTATGGCCAAGTACGAGGCTGTAGACAAGGACATTCTGCGTGGCTTGGGTGTGCCAGATATTCTTCTAGGCGGCTCTGAAGGTGGAAACTTCTCAAATGGATTTTTGGGAGTCCGCACGCTACTTGAGCGATTGGAAGAAGGCAGAGGTGAAGTAGAGAAGTGGATTAACAAGCAACTCAAGATGATTGCCGAAATAATGGGCCACAGAGATGTGCCTAAGGTAAAATTCGGCCGTATGAGTCTCCGTGACGAAAACGCAGAGAAGCAACTTATTCTAGGTTTGTTGGACAGAAATATTATCTCTATCGAGGCGGTACTAGAAGTATTTGGTGAAGACTACGAACTAGAACTCGCGCGTCTACGCGAAGAGGAAAAGATTAGAGACGACGAAGGACTTCTCGTAAAGCACGGTCCATTCGTAGACCCTCTAGCTGAAATGACTGACGAAGCACAGATGGAACACGAAGATGAGCAGATGGAGCGTCAGCAGCAGCTTGATATGCAGGTAATGGATAAGCAAATGAAGCAACAGGTACAGTTCAAAAAAATGGACATATCTGTTAAGAAGCAAGATTTGGCAGCAAAGCGCAAGATGCTCAAGCAAGGTTCTAAGAATGGTAAGAAGGGCGTAAACGGTCGTCCTGCTGGCAGCAAGGGAGTTAAGCAGCAAAAGAAGAGAGTTACAAAACCAAAGGGCATGGCCTACTTGGTAGAGTATGAAACTATTAAAAAGGCCGCTGGCGAAGTATACGCTTCTACCTTCTCGTGCATAACTAACTGTGTTTTGGAAGATACTGGCAAAAAGTATTGGAAGAGCTTGAGTAGCGAGCAGCGTCAAGGTATAGAAGAGTTAACATTCGCAGTGGCTAGTTATTTGCCTATTGACGAAGAAGTAACTCTTGATAGGGTAAGAGAAGTAATGGCGGCAACAACACCTCTGGTAACTAATCCTTCAATTCACGAGGCTGCCGAAATTCTAACAAAGGCTTTTGTTCTAACCAATAGTCGTAGTCCTTCTATGGAAGAGAGTAGAAATATTCGTTTCCAGGCAATGGCTTCGCACTACTTGGACGATGAGGACGAGGAAGAAGAGGAAGACGATGCCGAAGAGTAAGGAAGAAATTTATGCGCTTTTTTCTCCGAAGTTTGCTCTAAAGAGAAAAAAGACCGAGCCGTCAGATGTGCCTCCTATGGTAGATGGCGCGGCCGTTAATATTCCACATGTGGGGAATCCACATAAAATTCATCCTACCAAGCGAACTGCACCTGTAATTATTTCTCCAAAGGAAGGACTACAGGCAGTTAATGGTCAGGCCGAAAAACTAGACATTAGGCCAGCGCAGAAAATTAGTGTGCCAGACCAAGGCGTTGCTGCTATTCCACTTGAAGGCAAGAAGAAGCCTGGTAGACCAAAGAAAGAAAACAAGGACAAGAAATAGCGGTGTATCTACTTAATAGGTGAGAAGTCTATGAACAAAACAACTTTTCTTGTGCCGGTAAAAATAGTAGACAAGCCATACAAGACAATTGCTGGCGAGGAAATAATCCCTCAGCCAGACATTTTGTATATGGATTCGGTGTTCGTTTCTACTGGCGACAATAAGAACGATGATGTGTTCTTGCCAGAAGAAATGTGGAAAGCACGTAACACTCCGAGATATAAGCCAGTAGACTGGGAGCACGAGACAGGTTCCGAAGTTAGCGAAGAAGAGTTTTCTAAGAACCCTCGCAAGCCTATTACTGGAAACCAAATAATTGGTGTAATGTATAATGCCTATGTCGTTGATGACCAAGGCAATGTTATACCTAATGAAAAAAGTTCAGCTTCAGATTTTAAGGTTCCTTCCAAGTTTCACATTGTAGACCAAGCAATGATTTGGAAGAGTTTATTTCCTACTGTAGCTGCTCGCATAGAAAAGGGTGCAAAGGAAAACGTTCTATTTGTTTCCATGGAAGCCTGGTTCCCAAAGTACGACTATCAGGTTGGAAGCAAGATTGTTGCCAGAAATGAACAAACAGCATTTCTGGATAAGCAGCTAAAGGCCAATGGTGGAACTGGTATGCACAATCAAGTTCCTGTAAAAAGAGTATTGCGTGACTTCACATTTGGTGGTAAAGGTATTGTGTATCGTCCAGCAAATGATGCGTCAGTAATTAAATCGGTAACACATGTACCGGTCTCAGCACAAGCTAGTGAAGTGTATAATGAGAAGGCAATCGCTAGCAACATTATTGGTGAATTAAATTCTGAAGGTAATAAGATAAAGGAGTCTGATATGGCAGATGCAAATACAAACCAAACCCCAGTAGTTGCTGGTGTTTCTGTAGAAGATTACAAGGCTCAGGTAGCTAAGGCTACCCAGTCAGAGCAAGATGCAAAGGCTGCACAGGCCGAGCTTGCTTCCCTCAAGGCTAAGTCAGCAGAGGCAGACAAGAAGGCTGCTGAGGAACTAACTGCTGCAAAGGCAAAGGCAGAAGAGACTGCTAAGAAGCTTGCAGAAGCAGAGACTAAGTTGGCAGAAGTTGCAAAGGCAGCGAAGCTTTCCGAGCGTCGTGGCAAGATTGCGGCCGAGCTAAAGGTAGATGGCGACAAGTTGGAGAAGCTCCTAGTTGTTGCTAAGGACATGAGCGATGAGGCGTTTGCTTCATATCTCTCGTCAACCAAAGAAATTCTAACTTCATCTGAAGCTGCATTTATGGACTTCAAGAAGAAGAAGGAAGAGGAAGACGAAAAGAAGAAGAAGGAAGCTAAGGCAGAAGAGGAAAAGGCAGCGGCAGCAAAGAAGGCTGCTGAAGACGCCGCAAAGGCTTCTGTATCAGAGGGTATCACCGACCCTAAGATTTTGGAGAGAATTACTTCTCCTGCAACTCCTTCTCCTGGTGTAGATAGTAATAACGGTGGTGTTGACCTAAAGAATGCTTTTGCCAGCTTGGCAACCGCAGTTATGAACACCAACAAGCGTTCACAGTAACGTCTAAGGAGGATTAAGAACATGGGACTTGGACCAAATAGACAAGTAGACAGTATAAACATTGATTTCGCTATGAACGCTGTCGCAGAGCGCGGCGGTGTAGCATGCACTAGTGCAACTGTAGGCGAAGTCGAGTATAGAGTCGTTCCAACCGGTGCAGGAGTAAATCCTATCGGTGTAATGATGGGCGACATCGAAGATATGAATTTTGACCGCCATCCAGAATATCGTCAGAGAAATGTAGACGACGTTGGTTCGGTAGTTGCTCTTCTTTATCAAGGAGAGATTGAGACGAACCTAGTCATTGGTACCCCTGCACAGGGTGACCCTGCATATCTTCATGCATCTGGTTGGGTAAGTCCAACTAGACTTACAGACGGTCTCAATCCAGCGCCACTAGTAGGTCGATTCCTAGCTGCAAAGAACAGCCTTGGTTATGCCAAGGTCAGAATAGACCTATAACAAGGAAATAAGAGGAGGAATAAGAAATGGCTGCTACTAACGCAAACAATTCTCAGCCAATCAAGCTCACCCCTGAGCAGATTGCGATTCTAAGAACAACTGCACATGACGACGTAAATGTCGCTCAGGCTGCAATGAGGTCCTTTGCTGCGGCTCTAAATGAGCCTCTGCGTCAAGGTATCTTCGACGAGGACAACCTCGGTGGAATCTATCGTAGAGAGGTGTTGCCTCCAGGGGCTACTCCTAACTATCCTCTAGATTTCATCCGTCCTGGTACTGAGGATATTGACTTTACTGCCATCGCTCTGCCAAAGCAGGGCAAGGTGCCAGAGCGTCACGTTGAAGGCGACGAGCTTTGGGTTCCTACGTTCTCGATTGGTAATGCAATCGACTGGAGCCTAAAGTATGCTCGTGAAGCGCGCTTTAATGTTATTGCTCGTGCAGTTCAAGTCTACCAGAAGGGCTTCGTAAGAAAGATTAACGAAGATGGTTGGCATACTCTTCTAGCCGCTGCAGATAGCCGTGGTTTAGTTGTAGCTGATACCGTTGCGGCGGCTGGTCAGTTTACAAAGGAACTAGTTGCTAAGATGCAGACTGCAATGACTCGTAACGCTGGTGGTAATGGTCAGTCTGGAAGACTAACAGACCTTTATATGAGCATGGAAGCCATGGAAGATATTCGCGCATGGGATATCTCTGAAATTGACGACGTAACCCGTCGTGAAATTCTAACCACTGGCGGTGGAAACGTAGCTCGTCTATATGGTACTTCACTTCACTTCATGACTGAGTTTGGTGTCGGTCAGGAATACCAGAACTATCTAACAACCACGCTTGGTAGAGCAGTAACTGGTGCGGACGCAACTGACGTTGAGTTCGTTGTAGGTCTAGACCTCTCAACTGGTGATAGCTTCGTGCAGCCAATTAGAGAAGAGCTTCGTACCTTCGAGTCTGACGCAACCTTCCACCGTCGTCAGAAGGCCGGTATCTACGGATGGATGGAGCACGGCTTCGCTGTCCTTGACAACAG